GTGAGTATGAGAACTATCTTCAGGAATGCAGGAATGCTTGGGATAAGTATGATGAGCTGGAATCTTATCTTGAGTCTTGTGAGTGGATTGATAGTTATAATCAGCGTCGAATGCTGAGTGATGCTAGGGATTGCGTTGGCTATCCTTATCCTGATGATGTTACATTTAGTGAGTGGTGCCATGATAACGATATGCCTATCCATGATCTTGATGGGTTGAAGGAGGAACTTAGGAATCTAGATGCTGGTGGTTTGCAGCATGACTTTTATCCTCTTGGTCATAAGTATCCCCGTGGTACTTGGATGGGATCTGATCTGCATGAGCAGAATGTAGCGTTGTGGCAGGGTAAGATTGTGTGCATTGACTTTGGACACCATTGCCTAGGAAAGAGGTATCGACATGAGCATGCATAATAAGTATATCGTAAAGCAGGAGGACTGCTGGGATGGAACATGGTTTGCAGTGTATGTTAATGGACAATATGTATCGGCATTCCGAGAGAGTGGTGATGCCCATTTCTATGGACTGTGGTGTGCAAATCCAAATCCTTCCAACAAGAATGAACGACCGCAAAGTGTATGTGATTCAGGTAATCACTCCGAGTAATCCCCGGTGGATTACCGTAGGGGTATCCGAAACTCCTGCACTTGCACTAACCGCCCTCTGCCGAATGGTTGGGGCTACTGATACAGTACTACAGGGAGACTCGTAAATGAACAGAACTAATAGACACAATACAACAATCCATACTTACTATGGAGAAGTTGATGTAGAGTTTGATGTTATTTGGACTATGGATAGTAGCAACAACTGGTGTTTTACTGATGTAGATATCGTGGATCTTCCTTATGATTCTACTGTTGAGTATGATACTGTTCGTAGTGATGTAAGGAACTTTGCACAAACTTATTGCGATCCCTTTGGAGGTATCAATGAAGACTCTGATTATTCAGATTGAGGTCGATGACTCTGCTCAGCAACAGTTACTTTATGATGTACTACAGGAGATGATTGAGGAGCGACAACTTAGAGGATACTTTACGCTGGTCGATGATGGTGAACCCGTGGATGATCTTCCTGATTACATGGCGTTTGAAATGAATAAGTTGATTCCCGAGATTGTTAAACTGGAGAAGTGCCGTGCATCATACAAGCACAAGCATTGTGAGTGATAACATTGAGTTCATTGGTGAAGCATGGGGTAACATGCATAACTGGATGGACAATAAGGGTAAGAGAAAGAAAGCATTGCAAATGCTGAACGAGTTTCAGCAACAGGTTAATAACGAGTATTGGATTACTGATGACGAGGAACTGTTTCTCGCCACTATTTCGCACACTATTGAAAGTTCTTGCTAATGTCTACTACTGATACTAATACCACTGCTATGACTCAGGCTATCGAAGTTCTCGCTGAGGCTATTGCTTCCGAGGTTATGAAGAACCTTCAGTCTACGATTGAGCGGAAGGTTGAGCGCGCTATGAGCGATTACTTGGATGGTTCGGACTTCACCTATCAGCTTGAGGATGTCATCAAGGATAAGATGGAGTCGCTCGTTGATGATTATGTTTCGGATGTTTCCCTCTCTATTCGGGTGGACTGATGCAGGAAGATAACACCATTAACTATTGGCGAGATTGGATGGATGCATTCAATGTAGATCACAGTCGATATACCGAAAAGGAATTTATCGAATGGGTGAATGACATGGAATGCTTTGTCGGTGATGCTTTGGATTCTCTCATGCCTGATGAGTGGATTCCAGAGAACGATGATGAGGATAATGATTGGGAAGATCTTCCATCAGAGGATGCTGAAGATGATTGATTATGTTGTAATCCTTTTCATCATTGCACCATATGTTAGTACACTGCTACTTAATCATCTGATATCTAAGGATATTATGCAGCTCTATCAGGCTATTACAAAACTGCAGGATGAGGTCAAGGTTCTAAGTACTCATGCTGCATCTATGGATTCCAAGATTAACTATTGGAATCCCTACTCAAAGAAAGGTGATAAGTGATTTACGGAATTCTAACTAGCGTCTGTCTTGTTGCTCCTATTATGTATCTTCTTGTGTGTAACATCAGGAATGATAAGCGTATTGCCTACATGAATAGCGAGCTTACTCAGATTAAGAACAAGCAGGAAGCTTTGAATTGTAAGATTGAGTTTGTTAAGGGCAACGATAAGGCTGAGCTTTGCTATAAGATTCTTAAGGATCAATGCAAGCGCATGGGTACTTGCGGAATGTTCAAGTAATAACTAGGAAGGGTGGCTGAAAAGTAGTTAGAGCGCATGCCTTATAAGCGTGAATATGTGGGTGCAACTCCCGCCCCTTCCACATTTGTCCCTGTAGCTCAACTGGATAGAGCAATGACCTTCTAAGTCATAGGCTACAGGTTCGATCCCTGTCAGGGATGTTTACCAGAAAGGTTTGTATGAGTAATAAGAATTGGGATATGCTGCGCCACGATATGGATGTATCCTGTCTACCTTCTTCCGAGTATTTGATTCATCTGTTTCAAACTTTGGAAGCACTTAAGAATAGGTGTGATGTTCTGGAGCGAGAGGCTCGCCTCAACAAGACTAAGTATTGTGATTTGATTGATGCTCTTGAGGCTAAGTTCAAGCCAGCAATGAAGTCACATATGTATCTCATGGATAATCAAGTTGAAGTTTATAGATATGTTGCTGCTCTAACTACCAAGAAAACTGGTAAGAAAAAGAAGTAAGTTTTTCTTACAAGTATTCCAAGTATACAGCGGGCTTTGACCCCGCCAAGGTACTTGGATATATGGCACTGTAGCCCAAAGGCAGAGGCAATCGACTCAAAATCGACCAAGTGTGGGTTCGACTCCCACCAGTGCTACTTTGGGTTGGTAGCTCAATAGGTAGAGCAGTTGACTTTTAATCAATTGGTTGAGAGTTCAAGTCTCTCCCGACCCATTCCATAGAAAGGATTACAATGGGACTTGATTTGTTCGCGCATGGTGTTGATCCTAAGAAGTTTGAACGCATTCCTCCGCTGCTGTGTGGCAGCATGTTTAGTGATGGACAGTCCAGCATTCGCGGTAAAGTGTATGCTGGGTTCATCAATGAGATCTGTGATGTCGATCTTTATCAAGAGAAACTCAAGCCCGATGAACTTCAGCGTGTCATCACTAGGCTTCAAATGTATCTGATGGATGTCGCTGATAATCCGCGAAGTAATCCCGAGTATGATGACTTCAGTTACGAAGAGGTTGCTGCCCTGTTGATGTGGTTTACAATCATAAAGGAAAACAATGGAACAGTCATCGGATGGTGGTAAGTACGAAGAGTTTGTAGGTAGTATGGTGATCATCTATTGGGATGATATTGCTGGGTTTGCTGATGCATGGATGGACTTCAAGGAGATCTATGAGATGCGTCCTCACAAGTGCTACACTATTGGTATCTTGTTTGAAGTAACCGAAGAATATATTACTATCGCATCCACTTGCGATGACTTGCGAACTATCGTATCGGATATCAACTGTATTCCGATTGGCTGCATTACTTCTATTAATAAGCTTAAGGAAATTAAATGATTAAAGCAAGTAAAACTAAGACTGTTGGAACTAGGCCGGATGATTATACGATTGTGTCATTGATGGTGAATGAATGTAATATGGGTTGGGGTGATAAGTATGATTTTATTACCGTAAATATCCTAAAGAATAACAACGGCACAATGACTGTTATTCAGCAGCATCTTTCTCTTGAAGATGTTGATGAGCTTGCAAGCACACTTTATCAGATTAAATGGGACTATGAGCGAAGACAGAGAGAAAAGAAGGAAGCGACTGCAGCAGAAGCAGAAGCACAAGGAATTGGAACCGAAAAAGCCGAGGCTTAATCCATATAGTCGAAGCAAGACACGCGACAATGATCGTCATGGTCGCTTTGAACAAGATGACGAAACCCTTTATTAAGGAAACTAATGGCTCACAATATTACGGATACTGATGGCGCGGTCTTTCATAAGGTTGCTGCTTGGCACGGACTTGGTTTGATTGTTGAGGATGCAATGTCTCCGACCGAGGCTATGCAGATCGCTGGTCTTGATTGGGAAGTGAATAAGGTTGGTCCTGTGTTTGCAGGTAATCCCCTCACCAATGCTCCGTCCTCTGATGACTATGTTGCCATCGTTCGCAGCGACAACAATAAGATCCTGTCTATTCAGTCGCCTGACTATCAGCCTATTCAGAACTCCGAAGTGTTTGAGATGGCATACAATCTTGGTGCTGATATCAAGGTTGAGTCTGCGCTCTCCATGAATGGCGGTCGCCGCTTGGTTGTTCTTTGCAAGACTGATACTATGGATGGAGTCAACAGCAACGATCCGATTGAGAAGTACATGGCTTTCATCAACAGCCATGATGGTACTCTTGCTCATTCTGCTATGCCTACCAGTGTGCGTATCGTCTGCCAGAATACTTTGAGTATGGCTATGGCATCCGGTGCTAAGAAGGCTTTCCGTATCGTCCACTCTGGCGATATGAAGAAGAAGCAGGAGGCTATGGCTGAGGCTCTCAAGTTCTACACTAAGACGGGCAAGTTGTTTGAGGAGAAGGTGTCTACCCTTGTCCGCAAGGAACTTACCAAGGCTGACATTCAGAAGTTCTGGATTGATGTCTGGGGTATCCTTGAGACTCCTGTTGATGCTAACCCGCAGACCGAGGCTGAATATACTAACTATCTCAAGGCTACTACCACTGTTGCTAAGTGGGCGGATATCTTTGACAAGGAGATGCGTGAGTTGAATTGCGGTGCTAACCTGTGGCTTGCTTCCAATGCTGTCACTAAGGAACTTCAGCACCGTATTCCTGCCCGTGGTAAGAAGCCTACCTTTGAGTCGAATGCCTACAGCAATCTCATGGGTAAGAATCAGGACTCCACGATTGATGTTATGCGTTACGCTTTGACCCTTGCTTAAGGAAACATATGGCTACTAAGAAGAAGACTACTATTAACTATCGTAAGATTGCCGAAGAGTTTGCTATTGAGGTTGATGATGTGTTGTTTACTCTCTATGAGACAAAGGATATGACGCTTAATGGAGAGCTTACTCATAAGGATCTAATCAACGATCTCTTTAATTTGTGCAGCAAGCTTGAGAATGCTATGGCTAAGTATGAAGAGAGTACTGACGAGGATTAAATGAATATCTTTGTACTTGACAACAGCCCAGAGTTTGCAGCAAAGTATCAATGTGACAAGCATGTTGTGAAGATGGTTCTTGAAACGGCTCAGCTTCTTTGCTCAGCCCATGAGACTGCGCCTTATAAGCGTACTCATTATAATCATCCGTGTGCTATCTGGACTAGATCAAGTCTTAGTAATTATGATTGGCTTGTGCGGCATGGACTCGCACTTGCAAGGGAGTATACTTTCAGGTACAATAAGATACACAAGAGCACCGAGGTCATTGAATGGGCATGGCAGAATAAGCCTACCATTCTTGACCTTGGACTCTTGCCCTTTGCTCAAGCCATGCCTGATCAGTATAAAGATCCCGATCCTGTCGTAGCGTACCGTAACTATTACATGAAGGAGAAAGCAAGACTTGCCACTTGGAAGTTCTGCGATACTCCGCATTGGTTTGAGGTTACACCATGAAGCAGAATAGAAACTACTATAGCGAAGAACATGGTTATGTATGCGACTGTCGCCCTTCAACAGAACCTTATGAGCAACTCTGTTGGTGCTGTCAGCAATATGTCGATAACCTAAAGTCATACGAGGAGGACATTGATGACGAGACTATGGAATCAGCTGACGAACGAAGAGAAGGAGAAGCGGAATAATCTTCAAGTAGTTCTTGAAGAAGACATGCTCTGTCTTTCCGAGCGTAAGTATTGGGAGGCTTACAATGCTAATCCTGATGAGGGAATTCCAGAGCAGACTTTGATTGATGCATGTGTGATCCATCTGACACCTTTCTATCAGCAGTGGATTGATACTATCTCAAGCAATAGAAAGACTCCTGAGTGGGCTGTTCCTTTGTTTGCCGTTGGTGCTGCTAAGATGGCAGACATTACCGTTCGTGCCTTGATTCTTGAATGGTTCAACTCTTCTTTCTGGGAGCGTAAGTATGAGGGAGATCTGTTCCCTCTGCCTACGGCTCAGCATATTGCCCATGTCATTTCCGAGATGGTCATTGAGATCGTAGCCTATCAGCAAGCCAAGAAACAATTCCGTGAGGATTGGGCAAAGCAGTCACACTATCAGAAGAAGTGGACGCCCAAGCGTTGCAAGGCTTTTGCCTACAAGATGGGTACGCTTAACAAGAAGAACTTTAATAGGAAGCAGCGTGAGGATTTCGGTCATCATATGCTGCGTATCGCTGAGATGTCTGAGATTATTCAGCTCAAGAACATTCGCAAGCATACGGGTAGGCGTTGGTCTGAGCGTGTGGTTGTTACCTTTACTGATGACATTCTCAAAGAGTTGCACAAGCGACACAAGGATGTCATTGCCAAGGCAGCTTTGCTCTATCGACCAATGATCGTTCCTCCTGTTGAGCATACGCTTACCAGCAGCGGTGGTAATGTACTGCCGTATGTTCGTAAGCCTGTGGTTCAGAAGTTCAAGGATGTCATGTGGGATGAGAAGGTTCACCAAAAAGGTAGTACACCATCACAGACCGTGATCGACGGTCTTAATGTGATGATGCATACCGAGTGGACTATCAACGAGCGTGTGCTTGAGGTAATGGAAACACTCTTCAAGAACAATACACGCGATGCCAATCTTCCTGCCTATGACTTCTCTGCCTTTGACTTTGCTGAGCCTTATCCTGCCAATGGAACTAAGGAAGAGCAAGCCAAGTGGTGTGCTCAGAAGGAAGAGGCATACAGCAATTGGTACAAGGAGGAACAGCTCCGTGGTCGTATGCTTGTCAGGCTTCAGCTTGCCAAGTCTATGATCCCGCAGAAGTTCTTCTATCATATCTTTACATGTGACTTCCGTGGTCGTGCTAACTCTGCCTGTGATCTTCTGTCGCCACAAGCTTCAGACTTTGATCGTGGGTTGATCATGTTTGCAGAGCCAAGGAAGCAGACAACTAATGGTTTGTTCTGGCTTAAGGTACATGTCGCTAATCTGTTTGATCAGGACAAAGTTCCCTTTGCAGACAGAGCCAAGTGGGTTGATGACAACATGGCTATGCTGCGGCAGATCAATGACAATCCATACGATACTAGAAAGCTATGGGTATCAGATAAAAAGAAAAAGAACCCTAGCTTTCAGCGTCTTGCTGCAGTGTTTGATCTATGTCGTACTGATGGTATGACTCAGGTTGCCGTGCAGATGGATGGTTCCTGCAATGGTGTTCAGCATTGGGCTGCGCTTATGCGTGACCCCGTGCTTGCCAAGAAGGTGAATCTGATTCAGACAGAAAAGCCGCAGGATCTATATCAGTTTGTTGCAGATAGTATGACCAACAAAATGACTGAGGTTAAGGACGAAGACAGTAATAAGGGGCGGTGGGCTACCAAGTTTCTTGAGTATTGGGAAGGGGATATTGATAGGTCTGTTGTGAAGAGAGCGGTTATGACTGATCCATATGGAGTTACCTTCTATGGTATCCGCCGATACTGCAAGACCGAAGGACATCTTGATTGGGTAGGCAAAGACCAGATTGCTGGTGCAGTCATGGAGCTTGCCACCTTTATTGATCAAGCCCTCAAGGGTACATTGATCGAACCCAACAAGGGTAAGGCTTGGCTCAAGGTCGTAGCTGATATGTTCTCTGAGGTCGGTAAGAATGTTGAGTGGACTACGCCGTGTGGCTTTAAGGTTGTCCACCAGTACTATGAGATACTAACTAGACGATCAGTAGCCAAACTGTTCGACATGAAGGAGCTGCATTTCGGTGCTCCAGATAAGGAAACAATAGATGGAAGCTCAGTTAATCTGGCTATCTCTCCAAATTACATACACTCCTTGGATGCGAGTCATATGTGGTCTACCATCAAGCGAATGAAGGAAGCTGGTATTACACAATACAGCATGATCCATGATTCGTATGGCTGTCCTGCACCTGATGTCAATCTGATGCGAGTCTATACTAACGAGGAGTTCCACAGAATGCACAGCACTAACTTGCTGGCTGATATGCGGACTGAACTTATGAATAACATTGACATGGAGCTGCCGGATGTTCCCGAAGTCGGAGTATTCGACATGGATAATGTGCTTGATGCCGAGTACTTCTTCCAATGAAGAGCAAGGTATACAAGGTTTGCAGCGAAGGTGACATGGAGGAGGCGGTTAAAATGTTCACCGCCTTGGCTCTGTCTAACAAGAGAAGAAAGAAGCTGTCGTTCTGGTTTGCTACTGAAGCATTCAGTGATATCTTTTTGAATGCAGCATACACTGAGTTTGCTTTCAGAAACATTCCACCACAGCCTAATATGAACATTAATATTTACATCGGAGGAGATAACGACGATGATTTGGAAACCGAACAAGATGCTTAACGGAAAGCATTGGCGTTGGGGTGATCTCTATGATTCATGGAATCAGACACAGAAGGATCATTTTGACGGCAAGCTTGATGTCTATGCACCGCAAGGTAACATGCCATCTATTGCACAGCAATGGAAGGATCAGTTCAAGCGAAGGCGGCGCAAGTGAGTAGAATCCTAGTGATTGGAGATACTCACTTTCCCGCAGTGCTTGATGGCTATCTGCAGTTTGTGAAGGATGTCAAGAAGGAATACAAGTGTGACAAGGTTGTTCATATCGGTGATGTGATCGACCACCATTGCATCTCATTCCATACGAAGCATCCTGAGCATCCCGGTGCTGTCAAGGAATACGAGATGGCTATGGAGTGCGTGAAGGAATGGAAGTCTTCCTTCAAGAATATGATCGTGACTATCGGCAATCACGACGAGCGAGTTCGTAGACTTGCTGCTGATGCTGGTATTCCAGACTTCTATATCAAGGCATATAATGAAATTTATAACACAACTTGGCAATGGGTTAAGAACTACACTGTTGATAATGTGTTTTATTATCATGGCGTTGGGGGTGGCGGTCTATATCCTGCTTTCAACACTGCTAAGGGTATGGGTATTTCTGTGGTTGCTGGTCATCACCATTCTTGCGCCGGAATCAACTGGCAAGTTAGTCCGCTTCATGCAATCTTTGGCATGAATGTTGGATGTGGTGTTGACCGCAAGCATCTTGCCATGAAGTATGGCGAAGACCATATTAAGAAGCCCGTGATTAGTTGTGGTGTTGTCGTTGACGGCAAGCCCTACATTGAAATGATGAGTCTTTAAGTAATCCCTACGGTTGGGGCTACAGATATACTGTATATCAGAAAGGAGAAAAGAAATTATGAACACGAACGAAGTAATTGATGGCGAAGTTACCTCTGCTACTACTACTCCCGCACAGGAAATGGTTCCTGCTATCCGCAGCGATAGCGTAGTTGCGTATCTCAGCGGACTTGCTTCCGGTCTGAGTGCTATTGTTAACGACCTCAATATGCAGGTCGCTCAGATCACTGACGCTATGAAGAAGGACGAAACCACTAATGGTTAATAACAAGAAGATGAAGAAGATGCCGCAGTTTGTTACCGAAGTGCTTGAGGTTAAGTGGAGCAATCTACTTAAGCCTGATACCGCTTTCGGTGAGGCATCTGCGAATCACAACATTACCGTGATTCTTGACAAGAATCTTGAGAAGCAGCTTGCTGATATCCTCAAGAAGTCTGGTGCTAAGAAGATCAATGGTATCATGGAAAAGGATGGAGTCAAGACACTCAAGGCTAAGAGCCGAGTGCATGTTGAGCAGGGCAAGTTCCCTTGCGTTGACTCTGCTGCTCAGGAGACTGACGCAGTACCCTTTGGTGGAGACAAGGTTCGTCTGAAGCTTGCCCCTGCGGTTGTCGCCCGTGATAACAGTCTCTCAGTCTATCTCAATGGCATTCAGATTGTTGAGAAGAATGCCAACAATACCACAGGTGTTAGCACTGGTGGCTTTGGCGCAGTCGATGGTGGCTTTGTCGGGACTCCCGCAAAGAAGGCTACGGTTGCTGAGGTTGAAGAGACTGAGGATGAAGACCTTCCGTTCTGATGGAATGGAGGTTTGATATCAATCCCGTGGCTGCATCCAGACCACGGGTTGGTAAATGGGGTGCTTACTATACAGGTACTTACAAGGAGTTCAGAGAGAAAGCAGCAGAGATCGTGTGGGATACCATCGGTAAAGACTTTGAGGCTATCGACAAGGAGCTTGCTGTAAGTATTGAGTTATATGTAAAGCGTCCCAAGTCTACTGAGAGAGGATGGCCGAAGGCAGATATCGACAACTTTGCCAAGGCTGTTCTGGATACCATGAACGGAAAGATCTGGAAGGATGACTCCCAGATAACTTCCCTTCATGTATCCAAGCAGTGGGCTGACAAGGGTGAAGATGGTTACTTCACCTTAGAAGTAAATACCTAAAAGGATTGGGGAGAAATCCCCTTTCCTTTTTTCAAAAGGAGAACAATGTACGAACATATTTCAGTTGAGTTGATCGACAAGATGGGAACAGACAACACGGTTGTCGATGCTGCTAGAGTGTCGTTCAGCAAAGAAGCTGCCAACTACACAGAGGAGCAGAACAGCAAGCTTATCAAGTACTTGGCAAAGCACAATCACTGGAGTCCTTTCGCTCATTGTACTCTGCAATTCAGAATCAAGGCTCCCATCTTTGTTGCCCGACAGCTGCAGAAGCATCAGGTCGGGTTTGCTTGGAATGAGGTAAGCCGCCGCTATGTTGACTATGATCCCACCTTCTGGAATCCCAGTGGTAACTGGAGAAAGAAGGCTGAGAACAAGAAGCAGGGATCTATGGATGATCTGGTCGATGATCCTCAGGAGTCTCAGGATGTCTTTGAGGATGCCATGCGTTACTGCATGTTGACCTATAGCCTCATGCTTGCCAACGGTGTATGCCCGGAGCAAGCCCGTGCCGTGCTTCCTCAGTCTATGATGACCGAGTGGTACTGGACGGGATCTCTGTACGGCTTTGCCCGTGTGTGTCAGCTGCGGCTTGATTCCCATGCCCAGAATGAATGCCGACAGGTTGCCATGTGTCTCAATGAGGCATGTGCCGAGGCATTCCCGATATCTTGGAAGGCTCTTAATGGAACATTGGATTGAACTGGCTAAGCATATCGCATCGACTGTCGATAGAGACAGAGCGCATATCTCGCTGATCGTCAGAAAGAATAGACTGCTTGCTGTCGGAACCAATAACTGGAAGACGCATCCCAAGACTGCTGAGTATGGGTACATGTATCCGTATCTCCACTCTGAGCTGGATGCCTTCCGAAAGATAAAGACACCGCATGACAAGATGGTTCTTTATAATTTCCGGTTCAGCAAGACAGGTAGATTGGGGATGTCTAAGCCGTGCAAGTTCTGTATGCCTTGGTGTTCCCATGTATTTGATCGAATCATTTACTCTAATGAGGAGGGTAAGATTATAAATGTCTGATAACTTTGAATATGGTTTTACTGATGGGCATATCGTTCTTGCAAAGAAGTTTGCTGAGTTGTATAGTATGATTGATTATCTGAAGAACGAACTAGACGAGGTAAGAGCCTTGTACTGTGAGCGACTGTCTCCCGCAGATCCTCAAAAGATTGCTGAGAAATGGAGATGGGATTGCTTTGATAATGGTAAGAATGCATGGCTACTCCCAGAGAAGAAACAACTTCTAGATAAACTGGTAGAGTTAGACGAAAAGATTGAAGCCCATATCAACAATCAAAAGTACAGGGTAACTGACGGTGAGTGACGATCCTCTAGCTCAAGCTGTTCAAGAGTTAGAGTGGGTCACTCACGAAAGAGATCAGGCAAGAAGAGAACTTGTTGCTTATGATGCAATACACTTTAAGCTTTCAGTAGTCGAAGCTGCTAAAGCAAGAGGTTGGGGTTATCTAATTACAAAGGATAAATATGTCTAAGAATAAACCGTGGCTAAAAGCTAAGAAAAGAGATCATACTACTGGTGCTGGCAAGGGCGATAAGTATCGTCCGGTTGACCGAGAGCAATATGAAAAAAATTATGATGCTATCTTTAACTCTGCAAAGAAGGTAAATGAAAAGCACAAGAAGACCTTAGAGAAACTGAATGATGAAGACAAAGACATTAAGCGAACTTGAGGAGATGGTCTATGATCTTGCAGCCCTTAGCTACAAGGTTGGACGCCTTGAGACAGATGGTACATCGACTCAGGCAAAGTATGATAAACTGGTTGAACAGCGTGACAATTTAAGAAATGAAATTGCCAGTGTATTCAAGTCTATGAGAAACCCATACACCCCCGAACTAGGTTGGGGTAAAGGAAAAGACGAATGATGAACAATTGTGATACAAGTGAGTGGTTACAAATGAACTTCCCTGTTGGTGGTGGTCCAGAGATTATTGGTGGTGGCGATTGCCAACCATCTAAGCAGCTCTATATGAAGATTGAGTTTCCAACTGAGTCTCCTACTGCATACTTTATTATCTCCGAGACTCCGCATACTGATGGTTTCCGTACCCGTGAGGATACTCCGGTGGTTGCCTTTAGTATGTCTGATGAGTTGCTTCTTAAGATTGTCCGCACCATTGCAGTAAGCAAGGGTGTTACCTACAACGAAGAGAACTGGTGATGAATGAGTCTGTTCCAAAAGAAAACCGAATGCCCCCGCTGTACATCTAAAGGTGAAGATCGCAGCGGAGACAATCTCGCGGTCTATGATGACCATGTATATTGTTTCAAGTGCAATTATCACCGTAACACAAAAGGAAAAGAGATGCTAGATGAAACAACTACGATACAGACTAAGGAGTTCAAGCCTATCGCTGGCTCTTACATTGATCTTGAGGATCGTGGTATTACGGAAAAGACTTGCCGACTCTATGGCTATCAGGTAGCCAAGGTCAATGGCAAGGAGGTTCATGTCGCCAACTACTATCAGAATGGCGAGTTACTAGGTCAGCATCTCCGTGGTCCTAACAAGCAGTTTGCTTGGAAAGGATCGGCAAAGGGTGCTGAGCTTTTTGGACAGAACCTATGGAAGAATGGTGGCAAGCGTCTGGTCATTACCGAGGGTGAGATCGACTGCATGACTGTCAATCAGGTACTTGGCGGTACATGGCCTGTCGTATCCATCCCAAATGGAGCGCAGTCTGCTGCCAAGTCTATCCGTGATAACCTTGAGTTCATCAATTCATATGCAGAGGTTGTTCTTTGCTTTGACATGGATGATCCGGGTATCAAGGCTGCTAACGAAGTGGCTGAGCTGTTGCCTCCGGGCAAGTGCAAGATTGCCAAGCTTCCCTACAAGGATGCCAATGAGTGTCTCGTCAATGCCCAGACCAAGCAGCTTGTATCTGCTATCTGGGAAGCGCACCAGTACTCTCCAGATGAGATCCTACATATCTCCAAGATTGTAGATACATCGGAAACAATTACGGCTACGAAGGTTTACCCCTTCCCCTATGATGGACTCTCCGAGTTCCTTATTGGACAGCGTGGTGGCGAGATTACCCTATGGGCATCTGGCACAGGATCAGGCAAGTCTACTATTCTGCGTGAGCTGATGATGCACCACCTTTCCGAAGGTCGCAGCGTAGGCTGCATCATGCTTGAGGAGTCTCCTCAGGAGACAATGGATGACATGATCAGCCTCATGCTTAACAAGCCTGTCCGTGCCATCCGTGCATGTCGCATGATGAATGACCTCCGTGTGCAAATGGGAAAGAATCCCATTCATATGCAGATGATTGATGATCTTACCGATGAAGAGTACTATACCGCCAAGCGCAAGCTCAGCGAGACTAGCTTCTACATCTATGATCACCTTGGCAATAACGCCATGCAGAATCTGCTTGCTCGTATGGAGTTCATGTCTGTGTCCCTTGGTGTTCAGGTAATCGTACTTGATCATATCACCGCTGCTGCGGCTGGTCTAATGGGAATGCATGACAAGGATGTTGAGGGTGGTGGTTCAGAGCGAATCATCATCGACACATTGATGAAGGAACTGAGAGCACTGGCTGTTCGTACAGGTGTCCACATCGACATCGTATCTCAGCTTAAGAAGTCGGAGAAAGCATATGAGGAAGGCGACCGCATTACTCTGCAGGATCTACGAGGCTCTGGTGCTTTGGCTAGTGTACCTAACACAGTCGTTGCCCTTGAGCGTGATCGTCAGAATGCAGACCACAAGATTGCCAATACTACAATTGTTCGCGTACTCAAGAATCGCCTGACAGGTCGGGCGGGTATTGCTGCTACGCTGTTTTATGATCATACTACTGGTCGCCTCAAGGAGATCGGCTTTGCCGTTGCTGAGGATGGCTCACTAGTCTTTGAACCAGAGGAGAACTAAATGAAGGTATGCGTCCTTGACATCGAAGGTAACGGATTGGGTGAGCTTGTCCTTGATAGCAAGGGTAAGCCATATACAGAAGCGACTAGAGTTCTATGCGCCGCTACCAAGGTCAATGACGAAGACCCGATCCTTTGGCTAGAACATCAGATGAAAGATCTGATCAAGTACCTCAGTGAGATGCCCGTGATTATCGGACACAATATCTGGGGCTACGATTTTCCCGTAATGCGTAGACTGTACGGGATGGCGCGACCGAAGTGCATTGTTGATACGCTCGTTATCAGCAAGTTGATGCATCCAGACATCAACAATCACCCGCTAGGTGACAACTCTCTGGCTTCTTGGGGCAAGTATCTTAAGTTCCCTAAGATGGATTATACAGGTGGATGGGCGCAGTACTCAGATGAGATGGGTACTTACTGCTTGCAGGATGCCAGACTAGGTATGGCAATCTATAATGCACAGAAGCCATTCATTACGAAGAACAAGGACTTGGTTCGCTTTGAGAGCCGAGTGTCCGAGATACTAATGGAGCAAGTAGAACATGGATTTAATTACGACCGTGATGCAGGAGAGAAGCTGTATCAAGACCTTATGCTGGAAAAGCTTGGCATTGAGGACGAGATGCGTCAAATCTTTCCTGACAAGATTATCATCCGCCATTCGGAAAAGACAGGCAAGCGTCTGAAGGACAAGATTGAGACTTTCAATCCCGGTAGCCGACAGCAGATTGCCTCCCGTCTTAACGAGAAGTATGGATGGGAGCCACCCCTGACCGACAAGGGTAATCCAAAGGTAGACGAAGCAGTGCTTGCTACCCTTGACTATCCCGAGGCAAAGAAGCTGACTGAGTATTTCAACAATGTCAAGCTTATGGGTATGGTTGAGGATTGGAACACCAGAGCAAACACAAGCAGAGATCGCCGCATTCACGGTGGCATCAATGCTCAGGGTGCTGCTACTGGTCGTTGCACACACAGCCAGCCCAACATTGCTCAGGTAAGTGGCGACCATCGTGCAAGAGAGTTATGGATTGCAGATCCCGGAGATGTCGTTGTCGGTGCTGACTTGTCAGGTCTTGAGCTGCGTATGCTTGCTCACTTCATGGCTAAGTATGACAACGGCGAGTATGCCAAGGTTCTCCTTACCGGAGACATCCATACACACAATCAACAAGCTGCGGGTCTTGCGACTAGATCACTTGCCAAATCATTCATCTACGCTTATCTATATGGCGCAGGAGACAAGAAGATTGCTATGGTATGCGACTGCTCCGTTGATGCCGCTCGTAAGTTGCGTGAGCGTTTCCAGAAGGAAATCCCCGCACTTGCCAAGGTACAGGAAGCCGTCAGGTTTGAGACAGTCAAGACAGGAAAGGTTCGTCTACCCGATGGCAGACAGGTTCCCGTCCGTAGCGAACACGCTGCCCTGAATACGCTCCTGCAAGGTTCAGGCGCGGTCGTATCGAAGTACTGGATGGCTGAGGCTAGCAAGGCTGCGGCTCAACACAGGGCAAGCCAGCTTGCCTACATCCATGACGAATTGCAGTACTCTTGTCCCAAGTCTTGTGCCGATAGTTTCGGCAAGGCAGTTACACAGGCAGCAACGACTGCTGGAGAAATGCTTAAACTTAACATTCGTATTGATGCCGAGTATCGTGTAGGTACTAATTGGGCAGAGACACACTAAGGAGTAATATGAGTTCACTTACTATGTACATTGCTGGTCCAATGAGGGGATATCCGAATCATAACTTTGATGCTTTTTATAAGGCAGAAAAAAAGTGGGTAAAGAACCCAATGATTGAAAAGATTTATAACCCAGCTCGTATGGATGAGGACGAAGGATTCGATCCATCAACAGCTGAAGATTCTAAAGAACACCTCCGTTCATGCATGAAGAGGGACTTGAATGCAATTCTAAACTGCAACGCTATGGTAATGCTACATGGATGGGAGCATTCCGAAGGAGCTAGAGTTGAGCATTCACTCGCAACATATTTAGGGATGCCAATTTTCTATGAAAGTTAATGCTAAGATTGCCTTCTATAAATTCAAGCCACTACAAGCATGGCGTTATGCCTTTATACGCATACTTACTAATGCTAAGCATACTCATGCTCATCTTGAGTTTAGTACTGAACCACCAATAGCTGTTATTGTTATTGATGGAAAGGCTGCTGAGATTATGCAAGTGGCCTCGCTTTCTAAACTTAAGGTAGAAAAGTATTATGAATATGATATCGGTGATCTTGAGTTATCTTCTAATGACTTCCAGTTTTTTCAGAGATACCGTCAGATCAACGCAATCAAGATGATTTTCTATTATGCTATTGGTCGTTTCTTTGGTATGAAAAAACCAGCTAGTTGCGTAACATTTATCTGTGACTATTTAAAATTCAAGGGTTGGGATATCCCCGATCTATTCAGTCCAAAGGAATTATGGGAGAGTTTACATGCTGATAATAATGATCGGTGGAAAGGCCCGCGTGGGCAAAACCACTCTAGCCAAGTGGCTAAGTGAGTATGCCTACAATGAAGGCTATACCCCTGTAATTCTACCCTTTGCTCAGGCACTCAAGGATGAGGCAGAGAAGCGTGGTTATTCCAAGGATAAGAATCCCGAAGAGTATCGTGCATTCTGCCAGACCCTTGGATCTGAAGCCCGAAAGGAAGACGAGGATTTCTGGGTAAAGAAGTTCAAGGAAAAGATCAAGTTCATGTATGAGCAGGAGCAAAAGGCTTTGGCTGAAGAGCCTGATACTTGGCATGAGAAGGCAATCATTGTTGATGACTGTCGATACATGAATGAGGTTGCTGCTGCCCGAGAGTTAAAAGCTCTCACGGTGTTTGTCTCTTCAGGTAAAAGAGAATTACCCGAAGAAAAAGCAGAATGGCGTGAGCATGAATCTGAAGCAATGGCTAATGCAATCGACGGTCAAGATAAGAACTACACTGAGGTTTTTGATTATGTTATTCGTAATGAATATTCAGAGCGTCAGTACAAGAACAAGGTCACTGAGAAGTTTGAGGAGTGGTTTCATATCCTATCAGAAGGATTGGTTGGCAACCTCTGTACCTGTGAGATGTGCATTGCCTCAAGAGAAGACCGTGATCCCGATGCCGAAAGAGTAGTTCAGCATATACTGGATATTATCCTAGGAGACAAGAACAATGGAAAGACCTAATGTTGCTGTGCTTGATGGAGATATCCTATGCTACCGCGCTGCTTTCTGGGCAGACCAAGAGGGTGTGGAATACCTAGAGGAAAGACTTGAGCATGACATCAAGGCTTGGACTCCAGCTGGTATGACCAAAACTTATATTGCCATGTCCTGCAGCCGCAAGGATAACTACAGACGGGACTTCTGGGAAGCCTATAAAGCCCACCGGGATGTCCGTAAGCAGACTCCAGATAGCATGGACTATGCTCTGGAGCTGATCCATCAGCATGACATCCTAACAGTACCTAGGCTGGAGGCTGATGATATCATGGGTATCATGGCCTCCTCTGGCAAAGGTATTGCCGTGACAATCGACAAAGATCTTAGATCTGTACCCGGTTGGCACTGGAATCCAGACAAGGAACACACACCAGATATTGTAGATGAGTATACCGCAGACCTGAATTTCCACAAGCAGTGGATTACCGGGGATACCACGGATAATATCCCCGGTATTTGGAAGTGGGGTCCAGCCAAAGCCGAGAAATGGCTTAAGTATATCCACCCCCGGAACTGGTCGGCTGCTGTATTGGCAGCTTATGACCAAGCCAAGCCACAGGATGGTACTAAATATGATTATGATTACTGTTTGGCTATGGCTAGATGTGTCCGAATCCTACGGGATGGCGAGTACGACAAGCAAACCAAGCAGATTAAACTATACTGCCCAATAGTTGGGGCTACTGAAGAATAAACCAAAGGAGATACTAATGGATACTAAAGTTACTTGCTACGATACTAACTCAGCTGTCTATGCTGATAACAATAATTACAACACTTCTACTTATACCTATAGACCAGATAGTATCCCTATGGTTCTCCATACTGACTATTGTAAACCAGAGTATAAGACTAAAGGATCAGCTGGTGCTGACTTAAAAATTGTAACAGATATTACTCTGTTACCCGGTGCTAGCTACCTTGTTGCTACTGGTGTATCTATAGCTATTCCAGAAGGCTATGTTGGTCTTGTATTCCCCCGGTCTGGCTTGGCTTCTAAGGGTATTACTCTAAAAAATTCAGTTGGTGTAATCGACTCTGATTACCGTGGTGAAATTATGGTTGCCCTAGTAAACAACTCATATGAGACTGTCGTACTAACTAAGGGTGATCGTGTTGCACAAATTGTTTTCCTCCCTGTTACTCAATTCCCATTCATCTCTGTCGATAAACTACCAGAGACTACAAGAGGAACTGGTGGTTTTGGAAGTACAGGTTTATAAAAAACTAGCCGTTTAAGAAGGACAGATATGGATACATTTCAAAACTTTATTGCCATCTCTCGGTATAGCCGATGGATGGATTCTGAATCTCGCCGTGAGACTTGGGATGAAACCGTGGATCGTTGGTGGAATTACTTTACGACCAAGGTTCCTGCCCTAGCTTCACGACCAGATGTTCGTGATGCAATTCTAAACCTTGAGGTTCTACCCTCAATGCGTGGGCTTATGACCGCAGGACCAGCTCTGGACCGCGACCATACAGCCCTCTACAATTGCTCTTATCTTGAGATTGATTCACCACGATCATTCTCAAATCTAATGTACATTCTAATGTGCGGTACTGGTGTTGGCTATACTGTTGAGCGTAGATGCACAGACAAGCTTCCCACCATTCCCACAATACACAAGATGTTCGATCAGGTAATGACAGTCGATGACAGCCGCGAAGGTTGGTGCGACTCCCTCCATTACCTAATCAAGAATCTTTACATGGGTGTCCACCTCAAGTGGGATACCAGCAAGATTCGCAAGGCTGGAGAAAGACTCAAGACTTTCGGAGGACGCGCAAGTGGTCCTGCCCCGCTTGAGGAAGTATTCCGCTTTGTCGTTCAGACATTCTACAAGGCTCAGGGACGAAGACTCACTCCGCTTGAGTGTCACGACATTTGCTGCAAGATTGCTCAGTCAGTCATCGTTGGTGGCGTTCGCCGCTCAGCAATGATCTCTCTCAGTGATCTCGCGGATCGTGAGATGGCAACATGCAAGAGTGGTGCTTGGTGGGAATCATCAGGACACCGCGCCCTAGCCAACAATTCCGCTGTTTACAATGGTCGCCCTTCAATGGGACAATTCCTAGAGGAGTGGACAGACCTGTACAACTCTCACAGCGGAGAGCGCGGTATCTGCAACCGTGATGCGATGAAGGCTATTGCAGTTACGGCTGGTCGTAGTGATGAATATTATTATGGGACCAACCCTTGCTCTGAGATTATCCTCAGACCTAATCAGTTCTGCAACCTATCGACCGTTGTAGTCCGCGCTTCAGATACACCTGAGACATTGGCTAAGAAGATTGAGATGGCTACAATCATCGGCACAATCCAAAGCATGTTCACTTACTTTCCATATCTTTCCCGTGAGGATTCCTCATGGGCAAAGAACTGTGAAGAGGAGCGATTGCTTGGCGTGTCGATGACAGGCATCTTTGACAACAAGCTGATGTCTGGCCTCCTTAGTTACGGAAAGCTCATGCATGTTCTTGAACTTCTTCGTGAGGTTGCTATCAAGACAAATCTTGATTGGGCTAAGCAGCTGGGTATCAACCCAAGCAAGTCAATCACTTGCATCAAGCCAGAGGGAACTACCTCATGCTTGGCTAATTCGGCCAGCGGTCTTCATCCAAGATATGCTGAGTACTATTATCGTAGAGTTCGTATCGACAAGAAAGATCCGTTGTACATGCTGATGCGTGATGCTCAGGTTCCTGTCGAAGACTGCGTAATGAATCCTGATTCAACAGCAGTATTCACATTTGCTCAGGCTGCTCCCTCTGGTTCTCTTACACAAGATGAACTACAGGCAATCGACCACCTTAATCTGTGGCTTGTCTATCAGGAATGCTACTGCCAGCACAAGCCAAGCATCACCGTCAACTATTCCGACAGTGAGTTTATGCCAGTAGGTCAGTGGGTATGGGAGAACTTTGACAAGATCTCTGGTATCTCCTTCCTACCAAAGTCTGACCATGTATATGCTCAGGCTCCGTTTGAGGCAATCACGAAGGAAATGTATGAGGCATATATGATGGTTCCTGTCGATTTCAATAATCTATCTTTCTATGAAAAGACAGACACAACAACATCCTCTCATACAATGGCATGCACCGCTGGTGCGTGTGAGATTATAGATCTCAAAGGATAACATATGGCTACAAAAGCAGAACTCCAAAAGCAACTAGCTACTATTGAGGCTGGTCTTTTGGATTTTACGGCGGTAGGAGAGCAAGCGTATCTAAAGCAAACAGGACAAACAAAACTGAAAGCTAAAGAAACACCTACTTATTCTTCTATTTATGATCCTATTTACAAAGCTACAAAAGATGTTCAGTTTTCTTTGGGTGCTGATGCTAGAACATCAGCAACTGGGGATCGCGCTTTTTATGTTTTTAATCCTGCAGTAGAAGCTGAAAAGCAAACTCAAAAAAAGCTAGCAGACATTGAAACATTCAATACCAGTGTTAAGCAGCAAGAAGAAAACATTAAGAAATTTCTTGCTTCTGAAAAAGAAACAGCTAAAACAGCTGTCTTACAATCTTATCTCTCAACTATGTTAAATCCTCAGTTGAAGTTTGGGGAAAGAAATCCTTTTGAATGGGAAGCTGTGGATATAAATACAAGAGAAGGATTTGAACGCTTTCAAAAAACAAGAGAAAGAGTTGTAGATAGGCCCAGATATTCTAATTTTGGTCGAAGCATGGCAGCTACTTACTATGTAAAGCTTACTCCAGAACAGGCTGCTGCTAAAAGAAAGCTAACAGAGTCTATTGAAACAACACGCTTTATGGCTAGTCCATCTTTGCAGAAAACATACGCAGAGAAATACAGAACACAACTACAAGCTCAACTAAAGAAGATGAAATAAAACATGGTAACTAATATTCAATCAGCTATAACAAAACTAGGGCTATCAGCTCCGATTGATACCCCTGAGATTAAGCTAATGCTCAAAGACATCTATGCAAAACTAGATGAACTAACAAATGAAATCAGAAAAGTTTCCGAGAATCGACCCCGAATTAATAAAGATTCTGGAAGAACTCTATAAACCTCTAGAGTATGATCCTACTGTATGTGATCAGGTCTTCACACGAAGAGCTGCTTTCAGAGCAGGACAGATAGAGGTTGTTGATAAACTCAAAGCTGTCCTCAAACAACAGCAAGGAGGCAGATAATATGGGTGGTTCCCCTAAGATAAGTGGTGGAATGACTTTTGCTGAACAGCAGAAGCTTCTAAAAGATGAAAGAGAATTTCAAAAACAACAAGAAGAAGAGCGAAGAAAGGCTGCTGAAGATGCAGAAACCCGAAGAGTCGCCAGAGAACAAGCCGAGAGAGCCAGAGTTAAGGCCGAAGAAGAACGCGCTGTACAAGAAGCGTCACAAGCTGAACAAGAAGCGATACTAGAGGCACAGGCTCAGGCAGAAGAAACGGCAACTCAGGGTATTCAAGGAACTAATGTTCGCGCCTTAGACTTTTACTCTTCATTGTATAATGGTATGAACAACCAGTAAGGAGGCATCAATGACAAACAATCTTGCTGATCGCTTCCGCATGTTGGATGCAATGAGAACATCCAAATTATACAGAGCAAGACTATGCTCTGCTCTAACTATTCCAAGTCTCCTTCCACCAGAAGGGTGGACAGAAGAAATGGAATTACCACAACCAACATCTTCTGTTGGTGCTAGAGGAGTAACATCCTTAGCAAGCCGAATGCTTTCGGCAATGATGCCATTGAATGACACTCCATTCTTTAAGTTTGGTCTGCGGTCTGGTGTAGAACCAACCGCAGAAATCGGTCAGTATTTGGAAACAATGAGCTATCAGGTTTATCGAAAGCTTATTGGCACTAATTTGCGAGAAACCATTTATCAGGCAATCCAAAACCTAATTGTTGTTGGCGATTGCTTGGTACATGAAATGGATAATTTCAAATTCCGTGTTACACGCTTGGATCAATTCGTTGTTCAGCGTACAGTAACCGGAGACATAAACGAAATCATTCATATTGAATATGACTTAGTTGATCCAGAGGCAATTAGTTCTCACTACTCGCTTCCTGAGTCAGCTAAAAAAGGATATAAGACAACCTACTGCCAGTATCTCAAGGAGGATAATGTATGGAAATACAAAAAGGAAGACTCCGATGGAAATGTACTAGCGGAAGGTGTATACGAAATCTGTCCTGTGACGGTCCTACGGTGGTATGGCATACCCGGAGAAAACTACGGGAGATCGCATTGCGAAGATATCCTCGGAGATCTATCAAGTCTGGACGGATACACAAAGGCAATGCTTGATGGCATGGCAGCTGCTTCAGCATTCTGGATGTGCATTGATCCATCCGGTATTACCGAAGTAGATGACATTGCTGATTCCACAAATGGCTCATGGGTTCCCGTAAGACAGCAGGATGTATTTGTCCTGTCTCCTTCACAGACCATGAATCCACAGATTGGTGCTGCACAGACCGCTGTTCAGACCATGCGTAGCGAGATTGGTCAAGCCTTCCTAATGTCCAGTGCCTCCATTCCTAGTGGCGACCGCGTTACAGCGACTGCCGTAAGAATGATTGGCTCAGAACTTGAGACAGTATTGGGCGGTGCGTTCTCTGCGATTGCCAGAGATTTGATGGAGCCAATTGTAAAGCGTTCCGTATTCCTTATGATCGAAGCAGAAGAACTTGATCAGCGAATGTATGAACAATTCTTTGATGATGAGGGTTCACTATCAGTTGAAGTAATCACTGGTCTTCAGGCTCTTAGCCGCGACACCGATCTACAGAAGCTCATGCAAATGGGTGAGATGGTACGCAATCTTCCTGAACAGGCAGCAATGTCCTTTAAGTGGGAAGAGTATGCCCGTGCTTTAATTACCTCATTGGGCTTTGATGCTCGTAATTGGGTACGCTCTGCCGAAGATATTCAGAGAGAGCAGATGGCTCAGCAGCAGATGATGATGCAGCAGCAAGCAATGCAAGCTGGTGGTCAGGCTGTAGCTGGTGCTCTAGGAAACCTAGCTGTAAACGCTGGTCAGCAAGACCTAGCACAGAATGGTGGACAGGGTATTATGAATGTCCTACAGAATTCTGGTGCAGATATGTCTGCATTTACAGGAGGTCAGTGATGGCTAAGAAACTAAACAAAGCAAGCATGCCTTGCAATCGACCACAGAAATCTCCTAATCCCAACAAGAAAAAAGTAGTCAAGGCTTGTGCCAACGGACAGGAAAAAATCATTCACTACGGAGCTACGGGCTATGGTCATAACTATAGTGCTGCTGCCCGTAAGTCTTTCCGTGCAAGACACAAGTGCAGCTCTGCCAAGAACAAACTTACTGCTCAGTATTGGGCTTGCAAGAACCTATGGGCTGGTCCCGGTGGTTCCAAGGCAAGTTGCCCAAAGGGAAGAAAGTGCAAGAAGTAATGGCTAAAGATGCATGCTATCGCAAGGTAAAGTCCCGCTATAAAAAGTGGCCCTCGGCTTATGCCTCGGGTGCTTTGGTTCAGTGCCGCAAAGTCGGTGCTGCCAAGTGGGGTTCAAAATCCAAGAGGAAAAAGTAATGCCTAGAAAAAAGAAGGCTGACTTCTCCCTTGAGAAAAAGAAAGGATTGCATGGTTGGTTTGCACGAAACAACGGAAAAGGTTGGATAGACTGCAAGACAGGTAAACCATGTGGTCGTAAAAGCGCAAGCGACAAAAGCAGGAAGTATCCTGCCTGTCGTCCAACCAAATCAATGTGTACCGCCAAGGGCGTTCGCGCCAAGAAGAGCGGTAAGCAAGTAAGGTGGGAATAATGCCATTCAAATCAAAACAACAGCGTAAGTTTATGTATGCAGTCCATCCAAAGATTGCAGCCCGTTGGTCTAAAGAAACACCAAAGGGAACTAAACTTCCAAAGCGAAAGAAAAAGAAAAAGTGAAATGCATCGAAATAGAACTTGGTCTTTTACTTCTCCACTTTGGAGACTTAACCACAATAGAATATTAGACGCAGATGGTTATATTCCAGCATTGCTTTACCTTCTCTGGTCCCCTTTTAATGTTGTTTTAGTTAGTACGCTAACTGTACTTGGTCCTCTTAGAAATGCTAATATAATTTCTGAGACTTATCAACCAGTTCGTCTTAAGTGGAATTTAATAACAGGGACTATTCCTAGAAATGTAATATTATACTATCGTAAAAATGGAGGTGCTTGGGTGTCTTTCGCTGAAAATACATTTACAGCTGTAACTTTTACAACTGGAGATACTTTTCAATTAGGTATTCAAACAGGCACTAGCATTGGTACTTTTAGCCTTGCTCTATTTAACGATGTGGATGGTTTACAATGTTCGGAAGTACTTTCAATATCTGTTGTTTAAACAAAGGATAAACAATGATTCATACACACACAATGACACAGTTGAAAACAGTTCAAGAACCAATGAAATGGTTATCAACTAATATACCAACAAATACAACAACAATTCCTAATGAAGCACCAACAGCTACTCCACCAAGTGGAGCGGGTGTAATCCCAAGTGCAAGCTTGAACTATATTAAGATTGTTCCAATGCTTAATGCTTTGGCTACAACACAAACAATCAGAGTAACGGGATGGAGCAAAGCTATTGTTGGTACAACAACATATCATGTACCACAACTTTTGTTTTATGGTTCCATAACCGCCTTAAACACGACAGCTACGGCTCTTACAATTAACTCTGTTACTTTGCTTCCTGTAGCTACAATTACCAAGACACAAGGTGATGCTAAGATTTATAACTCAACAAGCATCAACTCAACTTCTTCAATTCTTGTCGATACTCTTGGATGCGAACTTGTTGAAGTAGAATACTTTGCAACTGCTGGTGGTTCTGCTACTGGTGGTAATATTTTCTACGGAGCAATCTAATGCATCGCTTCAGGTCGTGGACATTAGATCCACCTGAGTGGAGAACACAAAGGAATCGTGTTTTAAACATTGAAGGAGAAGCTATCCTTAATGGACCTGTTGCTTATGGTTCTTCACTTGCTGCTAGGTTTTTACAAAATGTAAAGAATGGTACTGATTCTGTAGATATTATGGTTATTGGCGACAGCAATGCTGGTAGTGGTAACTATGGATATTCTGGTGGTTTGTTTTATGCTGCTAATTATCATTTTAATGGTAACCAATATGCAACTAATTTAAACTTAACAAGCACTAATACTGGCTTATCTTTAACTAGTAATACAGCTATCATTAACGATAATCATATTAACCACGCAGTTAATACTGGTAATATATCTAACTTAATTACTAATACCAGTACAGAAGCAGTTGGTTTAGAATCTTATTTAGGGTTTTCTTTAAGTGGTACAGCTAATAATAGAGCTTCAGTTAAGCCTATTGGATTTGAATGGGACGGACAATTTGTTTCATCTGGTCTTACTTATTCATCACCAGCCAATTCTAATGTAATTTACATGCGATATGAAAAAGAAAACACAACAACGCATGTAAACTTTACTTCATTAATAAACGCATCAAATAATTTTGGTGGTAAACGATGTCAATATCGTTTAGTTTATGGCACATTTCCAACAGGAAGCGGTAGTTTTAGACTACGAGCAATGCGTCCTTTTCCAAACCAAAGTACTCTTTTAGGTTCTACTGCTGTAATTTCTACAAATACTGGAGCATATGGTTATGCCACAGCTGCTTGTGATTTTACAACATATGAAACTCCAGAAACAGTTGCTTGTTCGTTTGATGGCTGGAATCAAGGTGGTACTTGGCCTATTACTGGTCCTTTCTGTTCATTATGGCACAGTGTTATTCAATATAGAAAAGGATTTGCTGTAAATAATTTCATCTATGATGGCGGTAAGTCAACAGCATTACTTGCTACTATCATTGAAAACTCAGGCAAACTACTAGAAAGTTACTTAAAAGAGTTACGAGAAAGACAAATACAAGCTGGTGGTTCTGGCAAAGTAATAATATGGAATAACACAGGTATAAATGGATCAGATACAGCTGAAACATGGGTTACAAATAATAATCGAATTGTAAATCATATACAATCAGTATGGCTTTCTTTAGGTTATCCTCTAAAAGATTTAGCTTTCTTGTTATCTTTTACACACCCCACAGTATCAATAAGTATTGATGGTAGTACTACTTATGTTTCTAATAATAGAGCATCAATAGTTGCTGATTTACAAAAGTATTCTAAAGATAATGTAACTTACATTGAGCTTGCTAATGTTCTTTCTGGTGCTAATTTAGTTACTAATAGTTATTATGCTAATACAACAACAGAGCAAGCACATTTAAATCCAACAGGATACATGGCAATGTGCCGTGGTGTTTTACATTCACTGCTTACAACAGAATTGTACAATGGTGAATGCTTATCTTTAGATTTTACCGATAGTTTATCACACTCTGCCATATTCTTTAATAGAACTAGTATTGGTACTACAGTCAATAAAGACGGATATGTTGCATATCCAGAAACAAATTTCTCTGTTATATCTGCTGGTCCTGCTGTTCCTAGTGGTGGTGGTATTAGTTTATGGGGATGCCCAACAAACTCAGTATCAGCTATTGCCGATAGAAACAATATTGCTAATAAAGCACGAAGATTAACAATCACACAAGCAGGAAGTACCCAAGCAAGTTTTGGTTTTACTCCTACTTCCGCTAACTTTGCTTCAGCAACCGCAACTTTCTGGATTAAAGGACAGTCTAATAGCAACCTTTTAACTATAGGTATGTTAGGATCAGATACTTGGGGTAATAATATAGCAAATGCAGGTATCTGTGAAATTATAGAAGGTTATAATACAGGTGTTAATATCAGTATTAGAGGTGGAAATCCTAATCTTTGGGATATTACTGGATTATCAACGACACAGTGGTCTAAACTTAGAGTTACTAGAAAAAATGGGGTAGCTGCTTTAAACCTATATCCCGGTGGTGTGACTGC